GTTCCCGATTTGCGTTATTCCCTAATTGCTGATAAATGATTCTCATGTCCTCGGTAGTGAATTCAGTGCCTAGATATTGATTTATTCCGTTCAACATGAAACTACTGAACTCTTCGTTTCTCTTCTTGCTTTTAAATGGTTCGGTTTTACTTGCTGCTCTTGAAAGCCATTCCAAAACTTTATATTTGAGTTCAATCTCGTGATCCACATCCACTCTGAAGTACTCGTTAACAGCTTCGTGTACTATGAGTTCGTAGTTGCAATTTACAAAGCTTCTTGGGAAGCACTTCATAAGTCTTATTAATTCTTGATTTATCATTTTTCTTCCTCCTGTGGTATAATTTACCTATAGAAATTTTTCTTGTGCAGGTACAAAGCATTCTGAGATTTGATGTAGAGGTCAATCTCCTTGCTGGGTGCCTGTTCTTTTATGCCTAGTTTTATTATCATTCGGCGCTTAAATTCACCTTGTGACAGTACAATTAGTTCCATCTATACTATTTCTCCTTTCAAAAACTTATTTACAAAATACACTTGGCCTTTGCCTGTAACCTTTGGTGTCTTATTAATTGTTGTGTGTCCATCGGAGTGCGAGATTACAGTTTCCTTAATTTCGAATAGTCCTTGTTCCATGGATTTCTGAGTTGGCATGTTGTAGGAAAAACCTTTCTTTTGGATAAGATATCCGTTTTTCCTCAGCGATTCAAAGAGTCTGTTCTGGCCTATCTGGTGGCCGTTCTGCTGAATAAGCTTTGCGAGATCTCCGATAAGGATGCAAGTTTTCGATGTGGCCACGCTATCAGCAAAAAGCGCTTTCGGTTTGAGTGCTTCGATGTGTCCTTCAAGTGCTTTCTTTTCTTCCTGTTCCTGAATCCATGCTTTAGCTCTCTCGATTGGATCAGCTATCTGGTATGATGGCGCCTGATTGACTAGCATCTTCTCCATGCGGTTGAATGCTTCGATGTACTTAAGTTTCCATTCCAAAGCTTTTTGTCCGGTAAATCCCATTACCAGGAGCGAGAATCCATCTCTGGTTAAGAGGTATTCTTTGAAGGCTCTATTGTTTTCGTTTTTGTATTCAGATTCGAAAAAGAGCATTCCCCAATTTTGGGGAGTGAGATTTGCTTTGATTGATTCGATATCTCTAATCAAATGGTCATGTCTTTTCTCGAAATTCTCTGCAATCTGTCTGCTGTTTACAACTACCTGTCCATTATTGATTATCGCTAGATTACTCATACTTCCTGATCACTACTCCTTTATCATCTATCTCAAAAAAGTCATAAAGTTCACGAATACAGTGAAATGGTTCTCCACCGGAAATAATAAAGACCGTTCTGCCATCGTCATTTGCGAGTAGTCCTTGAATTCTCCGGCCGTCTCGCTTTGCTGCTGCTCGGATGTATTTCTTTTCCATTTATTCACCTTCTTAATTTTCTATTTCTATCTGTCTCAATTCATACACAAGTGTTTGGCCATAAAAATAGAGGCCTAGAGGCTAGACCTCTTAAAGTCCTACCATATTCAATCCTCCACATAAAATTCATGGAACCGCATTGGCTCTCCACACCTGGAACAGGTTATCTCTTGCCCAACATGATCGCCCGTGAAGGGTTCTCCGTAAATTTCAACGAATGATTCGTATGGCCATTCGATAATCCCTAAGCACTGCGGACATTCCACTGTGACCCTTGTAATTTGTCGTACTCCGACAACAACAACCGATTTCATTTCTTCACTCCTTTTTAGGCAACTACATATAGGAACGCCACCCATGACATCGCACCTGCAATGACCAAGATTAATTCTAGAAATGCAACCGGCAATGATTCTTCGTGCTGCTCTCTATCCATCAGTTCTCTGTGCCTTCTCCTATAAAAATCCGCTTTATTCATGTGATCCACCTTTCTCTACAATTCCAGCAATAATATTTAGTGTGCTTTTTAATTTTTCGTTTTCTTTCAGAACACGTTCATATTCTTCTTTCAGCACATACTTTTCAGGATTTTTGATTCTTTCGAGTTCTGATTCATATATGGTCAGATATCCTTTTGGCGAAACTAAGCATTTTATCTCACCTTTTTGGGCTAAATTTCTGACCGCTGCATAGCTCATTCCTGACTCTTTAGCAAATACTTTTGGTGATATCATTTCTTGCCTCCTAACAATTCATTTCTTTCAACCCCAAGAGCTTTCGCTATTTTATCCAACACTTCTAAAGTTGGATTATTCTTGTCGCCTCGCTCAAGATTGGCAATATATCCGGCTGATACGCCTGATTCTTTTGCTAGCGCACCTTGGGATAAACCCTTTTTTAATCTAAGTTTTTTCAAATTCTTTAACATGTTTTCACCTCCTCTTTTTGTTCTCTGAGAACATAATACCATGTTCTAACAGAACATCAAACCCCAAATTATAATGATTATGGTCTTTTATCGTGTTCTGTCAGCGCATAACTCTCGAATGCTCTGTTTTTCGCCTTGATTTATATTCTGACAGAATATATAATATGCTTACAGAACATGAAAGGAAGTGTAACAAAGTGCTTGGCGAAAATTTAAAAAGATTGAGATTGTCCTTAGGACTTGGTGTAAATGATTTGTCGAGGATTTCTGAAGTGAATGCGAGTTATATCAGTGCAATTGAAAATGGGAAAAAGAATAATCCGTCAAGAAACGTATTAGAGAAGCTAGCTCAAGCATTGAACGTTTCGGTTGAAGTATTATTAATAGAAAAAATGATTCCCGATAACGAGAAAAACATTGATGTTAGCGAAGAGGGGTTGAAGGTTTTATTTAATAAAATTAGAAACTTATCTGAAAGCGATCAAAGAAAAATCAAGGCAGTTATAGATGCATTTGAAAAGGAATCTCAAGAATGAGGTGACAATGGATTTTAATTATGACGATCTTATAAGGCATATGAAAAAATTAATTGATTGTGGCGAACTTACAATTCTATTCATGAAATTTAGTGACATAGGTGGAATGACAACATCGAGAAATGGTCATACACTTATTGTCATAAACTCAGCACAATCACCAGAAAAACAACTTAAGAGCTTCATCCATGAGGCAATTCACGTTTATTTAAATCACGATGCTGAAAGTAAGGAAGAGTCTGAAAACCTCACTGATTTCGTCACTAGTCGAATCATTGATGAATTGAAGGAGGTTAAAAAATATGAAGGGATCTGTAGAGAAGTATCTGTTGCAAGCGGATGATGTTAGGTGGAGATATAAGATATTTATATCCAATGAAAAGGGAGGAAGGATAAAGAAAGACGGCTTTCTAAAGAAGAAGGATGCCGAAAGTGCATTGCGAAAGCACTTGGATCAGCTAGAAAGATTGAACGGTGTTCAAACAAACATTATGACGGTTGAGGACTTTTCGGATGATTTTTACGAAAAGAAAAAAGGTAGCGATATCGAAATCACTACCTCGGAAAGATATAAATTATTCAAGAATGACATTAACAAATACCTGGGTAAAATAAAACTGATTGAGTTGAATGTGATTGATATCGAGAAGTTCTACATCACTTTGCGAGATGAAAGAAAACTCTCCAACAGTACAATTGTTAAAACTCACAGATACCTAAGAATGATGCTCGACAATGCCGAAAAGAAGATGCTTATCGATAAGAATCCTGCAAGATTAGCCGATACGCCATCTGTAGACAAATTCGCATATTCAATATGGCAGCCTGATGAGATTGAGTCTAACTTGATTAAGCTTAAGCCCTCTTACCTTTATAATCTGATCTATCTGGCCGTACATACTGGTGGAAGGCTCGGAGAGCTACTATCACTAACCTGGGATGACATAGATCTTGCTGAAGAAGTGATTTCGTTTAATAAGAATCTGGCTCTTATCAATAATGTTATCACTATCAAAAAACCGAAAACAGAGCATTCGACCAGGAAGATCACAATTCTTGAAGATACATTGCCTTACATGAAGAAAATGAGATCTAGAATTGATACCAATTTGGTAGCCCATGATCTGAATGGGCAGTATTGGAATCCTAAGTATATCAGTAAAGCTTTTAGGGTTGAGTTACAGCGATATGGTGTTAAATCGATTCGGTTTCATGACTTAAGGCACACTCATGCGTCCTGGCTTTTGAGCGTTGGCGTAGATCCAAAGGTAATATCTGAAAGACTAGGACATTCCGATGTGGCTTTTACACTTCAGACTTACACCCACCTAGGATTAGATCACCAAAGGGAAGAAATGAAAAAGCTCAAAGGTATACTCTAAAATACAAAAAAATAAGTGCACATTTTAGTGCACATAACTCAAAACTTATTCATGAAAAAGTCGCTATAAATGGCGGAGAAAGAGGGATTCGAACCCTCGGTGCGGTCTCCCGCACGCCGGTTTTCAAGGTCAGTGCATCCGTTAATTTTGTTTGATTTCTTTTTAGATTATTTCGCAATAAGCTCATTAATTAAGCCTTTTAAATGTTCTGTATGAAACAAATTAAAACATCGTGAAAAACATGACTGCACATTTTGTGCAACAAATGAGGTTTTCAGACAAAGTAAAAGGGCAGCGATTGAGCTACCCTTTTACTTTGTTTTTAAATATCCCAGGTCTTACCACAATCCTGGCATACGGCTTTTGTATTCATTTTTGACTTATTACCTCTTAAAAGTACAATAAGCGCAATCCATCCAATTATAGGTATAAAAAGTAGAATTAAATAAAATAATACCGATAAACATCCTCTTCTTTTAACCTCTGATACTACTTGTGTTTGTGTGTTTTCGCTTCCGCATTTAGGGCATTTCATTTTCCATATCCTCCGATATTTTTCTTTTATTATAGCATTATATTTAATCGTTTACTATTATTTACAATTTGTTAATAATTAGTTTGTTGACTATTGCACCGCAATACGTTATTATTAAATCATAGAAAGAAATAAGAAAGGCGGTAAACAAAATGAAAAGAACAGATAAAGACATAATCAAAGTGGAGAGAATGAATTACAAAATAGCGAAGGATGAATACAGATGGTTCCAGACGATCGACGGAAGTTATGATCCTAAGACAAAAACAATCGAAGTAGTAACACAGTGCAGAACATACTATATTGAAGACGAAATCTAAAATCTTAATCAGGTGCCGGACCTGACAACCGGCGAAGGGATGAAGAAAATGGAAAACTTAAGTTTTGAAAAGCAATTAGAAGTAGGATCCCAGATATTTAATGCAAACCGGAAACATTTACGATATATGAATAGAATCAGTGCAAGATTAACGCAACCTGAATGGATGGCAATGTTTGATAGAAATAAGAACATCATGAAAATGTACATAGACTATATGAAAAATATAAGCACAGAAGGAGGAAAATAACATGAAAAGAACCGCAAAAGTATCAGTCACCAATCCAGGAGGGAATGCCTCAAAAGGATCCCTCCGATATACTCTTACACTTCCCCCGATTATGATGCAAGAATTAGGGATAACCCCTGAAGATAGAGACATAGTAATTACCCTAGAAGATAATAAAATAATCATAGAAAAAGGAGAAGCAGAAATGGAGATCAAGAGATTTACAGGGATTAAGCAGGCGGTAGGGCATTTTAATAATCATCAAGGACATGCGGAAATCATGTTAGATAAGGAGTCTGGTAAAGTGTGGTGTGATGTATTTGCAAGCGGAAATGAGTGGAAAGAATATCACGATCATAGCGTTGTCAGATTGATGTCAAAGGCTACTGTAAGCATGTGGGAAAGAGATGATAAGACAAGCATGAGAGAAATCAACGAGAAAGCGGAAGAAATGATGAAAACCGAATAATAGGCAAATAAAAAAAGGCACCTCAATTAAGAGATGCCTTTTTGCTTACTTCAATTTTATGTATTGTGCTGACACCCATCCTTGGTTAGGACCCCAGGCTACCTTATACCAGCCCGGCTTAGATTCCATGATCCAGACCTCGGAACCATCTTCCAGGATGCCTATCTTCTTTCCATTGGCATCGTCCCGGACATTAAGATAAGGCTTGGCCATGACCGTTGCATACTGTACCTTTGGCGCAACGACTATTGGGACCGGCGCCTTGTCCATGCTAATCCAGTCAGCGGATACATACCCGGTAGGTGTTTCCCACCACCCCCTGTCAAGGCCGTACAAGGTCACTGGAGCGTCCTTATGTATGGTCTTGATAATTGCATTACCCGTGCCCGGTCCACTCCGTACGTTAAGCACTGAAGCTGTGACATAACCAGTCAATGCCTCTTTGAGATAGGCAGTGCTGCAGTATCCCACAACTCCATCATATTTTACTTTCGCCCATGCACCTGATACTGAGTAGATGGATACTTTCCTGAATTTAGGCATTGTAGCAAGTATTTTAAAGTTGGTACCAGGACCGTATCTGACATTTAGGTTTTCTGTGCATATCTTTTCTGCAATAGCTTTTTCCAGTGGAGCCACTACAGGCTTATCAATGGCCTTTTGTACATCTGATCTAAACATGTCCATGGTGTATCCAAATTTACTCCACCAATGCCGGGGATCTCCGTGATTGGATCCTAATCCCGCAAGGTATGCCTCATAGTGTGCGATTACCCGATTGACTGGTATATTAAACTTCACACACCATTGAGCAACTTTTTTGATGGTATTGGCCAATACTTTACGGAAATAGACTTCTGAATGGTCCTTATCCTCGCACATTTCTATTTGTAGCGCATATCCATTTGCTTTACCGCCTACACCCCAAGCCCAAAAGTTTAATGGGAGAAGTTGCCAAAATTCAAGGTCATCGATAAAAGCGTGAATGCCTACTTTACGATCTCCATTATTCCATCGTTTAAACCACTCCTTGGCCATTACACCAGGAGTGGCTGTAGAGTGGATGATGATCATAGTTGGAACAATACTGATATTATTCTTAACATTCCAGATATAGCATAGATTGAAGATCATGTACTGTATGAATTCTTTCATAACTATTCCTCCTTGGAACTCGTAGCTGTAACTGTTTCCTTAACTGATTCTGTAGTGATGCCGTCAATTGTTTCGGTAGTTGCCTGGTTTACAGTTCGTATAGTTGTAGGTTCTTTCTTCCCGCCCTCTTTTAATTGTAAGAGTACTTCTTTTAGTTTATCTGGAACTGGTACTCCTAATCTTGCAGCATTCTCTAGTATTGATATGCCTTCCATGCCTGCGTAAAATAATATGGCTAGCATCCGGATTGTGCCTTGGGTTCCTGTTACATGGTCGATTCCCACGGCCACAGCTACGATTAATAGAATCATCATTTTTTTGAAGATTCCATTGATCCCAACTTCACTTGACAACTCTTTGTCCTTTATTGCCCTCATGATGCCTGTTACGTAGTCAATCCCCATGAACAGCAAAAGAACGTAAATTGCCATGTCCCAACCCCCTAAGAGTTCAACCACTAAAGTTCCACCTACGGCTATCATACTTGCTATCTTTTTGTCCCATGTCATTTAAAATCACTCCTTATTTTTTGTAATATAAAAGGACCCCTCGGCGGGATCCTCAGCATCATTTTATGTCATTAGGTTACTTCTCAATTCCTGCGGATTGCTATATCAATTAAATTTATAGCAATGCCCCAATCAACGTATTAGCAATATCGGTATGTCCTGCCAGTGTAGGATGAACGCCGTCCGCTATATATCCATAAACTTCATTGGCTAATTTTCCACATCCCCATTTGCCATATAAATCAAGAAATGCACAGTTATTTAGTATGGATAAATCCGCCATCGCGTTGACATACTCCATTTGTTTTATCGGATTTGATGTATCGTCCGTCCTTGTTCCAACTGAAAATAATAAGCAATCGCCATATGTCAGTGCTTGTGTTATTGCGGCCTGTACTAAGTTTTTATAATCAGCTATCGGATTTTGTCCACCGTAATCATTTGAAATAAGCGGTATAATAGTCAAAATTGGTGCGAAAGCCTTTGCGTTTCTCAAGCTGTGCGGATGAAACGCCGCTCCTGTCGCTAATCCAAACCTACCGATATTATTTACACGTATTCCGGCAGTTCCTTTTAGTGGGGTTATGCCATTTAGTATTGTTTGCGTAACATTTGTAATGGTAATAGTGTGTTCTCCGTCCACCAATCCGGTTTTGGTATACCATATACCCTGAGCATCCCCCTCGAAATATGTGCTGATAGTTTCAGATGCACCACCGTCAACGGAAATTTGAACATCCCCTGTCCACCACGTTTTTGTGAGCAATACTTTTACCCCTGTACCCTCAAATGTTATTGTTGCAGATTCGCCGGGAACATTGGTTGCAAGGGAATATGTATTTAATGAAAATCCTGAAATGCCTCCACCGTCAGCCCATGCACCATTCAATGTCCAATATAAAGATGGCTCTAAAAATGGGTATCTACCCTCTATGAACCCACTCCCTACATCACCGTACAATGCTTTGATACGATCTTTAAATTGCGCTACAAACCCCTTTGTAATCCAATCAGGTATGGGCAATCCAGCCCCGTCAGCGTTGCTATCCCCATGTATTACAATGTCATAAATAACAGTGTTCCCGCTTTTTATATCAGCTAACGCTCTGCGCCATTTTCGTAAGCCGATAGCCGAATTAAACAGATAGTTACCATTAGACATCAATTGTGATTTAACCCATGAGATATTTGCTCCTATGCTGCCTTCGCCTTGCCTTGCATCTATGATTTCTTGGGCAATTACTTCGCCCACTGGAACAGGTGTTGTGATGATGTCGTCAACTCGGTTCTGAACTGCCGCCAATGACGTATCAACGCCATCCAATCTAGCATCTAAATTTACCTTTCCACCTCGGGCATTTATTACCTCAGCATCTACAGTTACACCAGCGATAACTTCTTCAAACTCTTGCTTAAGGCTTCCAAATTCTCCTAAGGCTGCTTGCAATGCGCTATAGTCATTACTGGATACGATCACATCGGATTTATTAGATTTATACACCATGATCGAAAAAGTCATTGACCGTACAAATTCAGTTCCTTGGTTGATCTCAAACTCGGCATACACGATGCCTGGAACAGCAAATACTTGACTCATGTTTTCGATGTAAAACTTTCCGCCCTCAAGCGTTGCTGCAATATAGCCATCAGTCCCGTCAGGTTTTTGAAACCACATTCGGATTGTCTCTGTTGATGGAGTGATGATCACACTGTTTTGCACCAGGGTAATTATTATCCCTCTCCCTGTATCGTCTGTTTTTCCCCAGGGTTCAAAGTCAAGGCGTTTCGATGCAAGGTCCCATTTAACCTTGGAGTAACTATCTCTTAAGTTTATTGCCATATCAATACCTCCTATATTCCTATGCTGTCATAGACAGGGATTTCAAATGTCGGTGAGCTTATAATCTTTCCATTCACCTCAAGCTCTAAGTCTGCTTGTACTCCATTGCTAACTTGATTTAGGATTAGATCATCTAATTCGATGTTAAATGCTCCATTAACGATGACAGCTGCAGTGGATTGAAATGTTCCATCTGCAGCTCTAAACCTGATTTTCAATGTTTCTGTTCCTGGTACTAGAATTATATTGTCTGCTGCTATGGTGACTCTTAGCCCTCTGCCTGTATCTGAACTCTTAGCCCAGAAACCACTAAGCACTGATCTATTCGTAATGTCCCAGATGATGCTTTTATAGTTTATGGCCATTTACATCACCTCCGGAATAATAGGTTCAAAGGTTAACGATGCGTTGTCGAGTTCTTCTTTCGGGATATACTTTAAGATCAATAACTGAAGGGCTGAATTTTCAACAAGCTTCACAAGGCTGACATTCTCCGGGTTTACCACACCATCCAAGACATAATCCTCGATGTCCTTAATTCCTGTGCTCAATCCTTTTACGATGGCCAGTCTTATCGTTTGCTCCGGGGTTAAACTTACATTTTCAATCACCACGTTTTGAAACTTAGAATTATCCAGATATGGGCTTTCATCCGTATCATAAGCCGTGTGTGTTTTTGTGTAGGTTATCTTTTTCGTGTGAGGTTTCCACTCACAGTTCTCATCTTGGTAAAACATATTTGCCTCCTATACATCCTTCGTTACCGTGACTCTAACTTCTACAGCATCCAGGATTGCGTATCCGCTATTTAGGTTTCCGTTAAAAAATTTCAATGTTGCTCCACCGGACCCAAATACTGCCGCTGGAACTGTTGTCCACTCACTCCAGATTCCTTGACCTATGGCATTGAATGCCTCTGAAGGAGAGAAGTTATAGGCCGTAGGAACTACACCTGCACTTGTTCCATGTGAGCTGTTCTTTCGTCTGACTCTCATTTCAACAATCACATTGTATCCACCCTGCCAGTAGTTATAGATATTAGATCCAAAAGTCATGACACCATCTTTCCAATAACTCATTCCGCTGTATCTACCTTGTGCTGCAGTAGCACCATAGTAGCTATCCACGCTTGCTGTATCGTGATTGACGGTATACATCGATGATGGGCCGAATACTGCCGTGAAGGTCTTAGCCGTTACCGGTGGCACGTTGAAAGTTGAAGCTGTTGGGTTTAAGGTTCCATGTATTGTTCCGAAATCTTCATAAGCCGGAGCATTCGGAGAAGTTCCCCATGTATGAATAACAGATCCATTTTGAGCAACTAGACCATTAGCTAATGCGTTTCCTCTTGTGTTTTTACATCGCCCTGTAGCTCCATCGGTCATGATAATACACCAATTCGCATTTACGATATCCACATTGTCACATTTGACCATTGCGCCTTGAGATCCTAATATTCCGGCTCCACCATTTACACCACAATCAATATTTAGTGCCGTGATACTGACATAACTATTTTTTGCGATTATCGGCTCTGTGGTGGTTCTTTGTATTAAACCCATGCCATTAGTGCTTTGCAAAACCACTAATATGGAGTTATCCTCTGAGGTAATATTTCCGTTTATCACTGCTGTATTTACAAAATCTAGTATTATCAGTCCGGCACCTGAATAGCCCTTGATTGAAATTTCTTCGTTTATCGTTCCAAAAATATCAAAGTGTATATCTACACCGTTTAAGATTTTACGCCCTTTGAGGACTGTATTTAGTACATAATTCACTGAGCTATAGGCACACCCCTCACCAATAGCATATGAAGCACCTTGATTAATAACACCTGGAATAACCGGACAGTCATAATCATCTGCTTCAAAGTAAGGGATGACCGCTCCGGATTCTCCGAAGGCTGCAACTAACTTCTCTCCATCTTTTACCTGCAGGCCATTGTATTGCAAATCTGTATGTACGCTTGCAGTACCGCTTCCAATTTTAAATGTCTTATTGGAGAGATCTATCTCAAGAGTTCCGTCTATGCTTCTCAGCTTTCCAGTGGTGACTTCTCCAAGGTTTGCGCTTATGGCACTTAGACTTTCAGTTAAAATAAACGATGCAACGATCTTTCCGTCCATAGTGATGGCGGTCGCATAAGGTCCATTGATCCCTGTAGAGCTGTAGCCAAATCCATTGAGATTCGCTCTCCACAGCTTAGTAGCTGTAGCCGGGTCCTCTGTATCCATAATCAGGATTTCACCAGGTCGCTTTACAACATGTCCGCCTAAGGCGTTTGTCAATAGCGTTGTAGCTTCGTCTATGGCTTTCTCCAGGTCTGTTTTATTTAACGATATAACTGATGCCATATCATTTATCAAACCGTTGAGCTTAGTCAGAGCGTTTGCTGTGGTCTTAGTGAATGATCCTATCTCAACATCAGCATTCTTGCCTGTGAGCAGATCCTTTTTTATTCTAATTATCCTTGCTTTGTGATTAAGACCTAAATCTTTGTAGGTGCATTGGACTGTATCACCCAATCTGACTTTAACAAGGTTCTGGAATGCTTTATATTTTGTTGTATTCTCAAGCAATATCAAATCAACTTTGATGTTTTTGACTGGTATATCGCATTGCGTATTCGTGTAATAGGCCAATGCTGCAGCCCTTAAAAGGACGATTGCAGCAGCTTCATCGATATCATTATCAGCATCTACACCAATATCGAATTCCACTTCTTTAATGTGAGGGTCGGGAAATTCATTTAGGTGAGCACTATCAACATAAACCTCAGGAAGTTCAAGCCCGTCTTTGCCCTTAGGTCTCATACGAGTTATCAGACTGTCCCAGTCGCTTTCAATCACTACACCTTTGATGTTCTTTCCGTACTCAATTGTAGCGCCATTGTCAGCCCCTATACGCCCCTTGATAGCTATCACATGATTATTAACCTCAAGTTCTCCACCCCATCTTGTTAGGATTGAATCAGAGCCTATGAGGCATTGCATTGGATTCTTGTTAATAAAATATTGTGTATTCACGGTTGCAATATCAGAGGATGCTGTGAAGGGATGAGGAAAATTAGTTCCGTTTAGGACATCCTGCATGGCACCTAAACAGTTCTTGTTTGTTGGTCTAACATCCCTTACTTCATTGCCTAATAAATCCCATACTCGATGCCTGCAATATATCGTGGATTCAGTGGCATTATCTATCACTTTGTAAATTCTGAAAGGTTGCTCATCCATATAGATAAGCCTTCCTTCCCTAATCAACTTCCATTTTTCAGCCTTGTCATGTTTGACATCAATTTCAGCAGTGTAGTACTTATTTAGGGCATTATCAGATTCTGCTCTGGTTACAATATTTGTGATATCACCTAAACCGAAGGAACTGTAATCTATTGAATCGTGTTCAAATAGTTTGATCATTAGCAATTCCCCCAGTTTGGTATAATTTCAACTTTTGTGACCGTACCAACCCACGATATGACATTATCTCCAGTCACTAACTTTGGCCACTCATTGGCTGCCACATCATTATTTTTTGGGGTTAGGTCCTTATAGCACTCTCTGATGTCTGCATTGATGGTCACATATTCAGAAACATTCTTCAGGATGTAATTGTCATTATTGATTGTCAACGTAATTTCGCCTGTGCCATAGACCTTAATAATAGGATTAGCTGATGCTGTCCCAGGATTGCTTAAGGTACTCGATCCTAACAAAGTAATCATATCCAAGCCTTCATCAAGATAATTGAGAGGCTGGCACTTGATCTTTATGGTCCCTTGTCTGAGTAACAACCATCTCGGCCAGTCCACTTGGCCATATATACGGCCTTTGTAAAACACACCAGGCTCGGAGGATAATTTCAATATTCCTTCACCCCTAAGCCATGCCTTGATGTAATTCAATTTCGTTAAATCCTTAAGTGTGATCAATATCTCTTTATCTATAGGCGCTAAGGATTCGTCATCGTTGTAGAGATATCCATCACGCCCATCGACTTCTTCAAACTTCCCTTTCTGACTTGCAGTCTGTATAGGAGGAAGTTTGTTTACAACTATTTCCAGATCTTCACTACTTGTGTTATTCCAAATGAAATGAGGTAACATGTTAACTCCTCCTTTATGCAAACTCCCAGTTTTCTTTCTCTATGTCATTTTTTAATGCTCTATCAAATTCCGGATATAGCTCTCTTGATACTATTTTCTTATCCAGGTAAACATTAGGATTCTTGCTTGCGATAATTGATAATAGGTCAATCATCTTCGCAAATAGGGTTGTGTCATTCTGCACGCCTAGAGTCTTCATTGCATCTGACATGATCGGTACAAGCTTATTCAAAGGAAGTATAGCTTCTCCGCCTGTTGATGGTTCTGCAAAACCTTGTAATCCTGCAGCCGTATTTAAGATTGTAGGCTTCGTGAATATACCGCCTAATGCGTTCCACTTCACACCTAGTGAAGGCTTGCCTGGTAATCCTAGATAGTCTCCAATCTTTCCCCAGAATCCCTCTTTACTCCATGTGACAGAGAATGAAGGTAGCTTAATCGAAGGTAATGACCATTTGAAATCAAAAAATCCTTTAATCTTCTTAATGGCTTCATCGACCTTGTCTCTAGCAAATTGAATCTTTTCTTTAATGCCATCCTTAATGTTGTCGAATATTCCCAGGACCGTATCTTTCACGCCCTTAACCTTGTCGAAAAACTCTGTGATCTTTGCAATGGCTCCTTGAACTTTGTCCCTGGCAAACTCAATCTTGTCTTTAATACCAGTTGCAATCTGTTCAAACCATTCAATAACGTTAGTGACTAGAGGGATAATATATTCTCTGAATTTATCAGCCAGCCATTTTATGATTGCACCAACAAATTCGATTGCGGGCTTGATAACATTGTCATATACCCATTTCAGGGTATCTCCCATCGTCTGGAATGCTGCCTGAATTTGTGGCATGTGTTCCCTGAACTTATCTGCAATTGCTTTGACCAATTCAATGATCACATCAAATACAGGTTTCAGGATGTTGTCCCAAATATCAGATATCAATTTAAACGCTGTTTCTACCACTGCAAATATCCATGGCCATGCTGCTAAAAAGATATCCCATACGACTTTAACGAGATCCACAATCGCATCGAATGCTGGTTTAAGTGTGGTTTCCCATATCTGCTTTACCTTTGAGAATACGGCATCCACAAGCGCTTGAATTCGTGGCCAATACTCAACGAACTGGTTTACAACATCCTGTACCATTTGAACAATAAACTCGAATATCGGAGTACCTACGTCTTGCCATACCTGTTCTATGAAATCAAAGGTCTCTTTGAATTTCGCTTGGATCCACGGCCAATTCTCTTTGAAAAAATCAATCACAGTTCCAATCGTGGTACCAAATTTATAAAATGCTCCTGCTATACCGTCTAAGGCATCGGGATCACCTACACCTTTAATACCATCTTTCAGAAATTCAAAGTTTCTTTTTATATTGTCAAAAAACGAGAAATCGAAAGTTCCCATTCTGCTTTGTAGCGTTTCGATACCAGCTGTAATCTTCTGTACTACCTTAACTGCAACTGCTAAAACAGGCGTTCCTATTGTGGCTATAAATCTATCCCAGGTAGCTTTCAAGTTACCTGTTACATTTTCCCATGAGTCAGCTTCTCTTGTAGCCTGTCCCATAGCACCATTTAATTCATAGGTTTTCTCTACCGTCTCAAGTAAGAGATTCTGTCTTTCCGCTTCATTCAGGTCCTGCCATTTTTTACCATATTTATCTAACGACTTTTGATTCATCTGATTCGCATTAGTAAATACACCTATAGCATCACCTGCAGCAAAGTTACCCTTCATAAATGAGGCTATTGAGGCTGAGGCTGTTTCCATCGAAGTATCATAAAAGGCTGCACTATCTGCAGCAAGCTTAGTGGCTTTTTCAGTGGCCAGCATTGAGGCTTCAGCACTCATGCCTGCACCCTTTGTTTGAGCACCAAATGAGTTCCAGGAAGTAGTCAATCTGTCTACATGGATACCTAGCTCTTTAGACTGATTCTTGATTTTATCCATTGCAGCGCCAGCATCGTTACCAAACACCTGATCGAACTGAGCGCCCATTGCTTTGATTTTAGCGGATGTCTCAATCATCTGTTTGCCAAAGGCTATAATTTTTTGTACTGCAAATGCTGCAACAATAGCACCACCGATTTTCTTCATCGCAGAACCTATCTTTGATTCAGATTTTTGAGCGGTGTTTGTTACTTTGTCAATGTCACCAGAGGCTTCTTTGCCATTGGTGATAAATTTTCCCATGAGAGTGAATAATTCCATTGCTTCACCTCCCTACTGTTTCTTTTCCTTGATATATTTATTAGCAATTTCTAAAGCCTGTTCTTGAGCCTCTTCAGAGATTGCTGGGGTGATCTGTTTTGTTACTGCATCTTTATATTCCTGGTAGGTCATGTCAGACATGATTGATTTATGCAGATAATATTCCATCATCGCTTCTTCCTGAATTTCTCCCATAAGAAAGACAATGTAATCGTAAAGCTCTCTAGTATTGGATAGGGTTTTTAGTAATCCATCTACATCGGCATAGCGTTTGAAGAAGATGTCTTTTAAACGTTCTTCTCCTATTTGCTTAAGAATGACGATATAGATTTTATAAAATTTGCAAGTTCAGGCTTCCTAAAGAAATTTATGATTAATTCTCCATAAATATCAATTTCTAGTTCCTGAATATCTTTCACTGTTGTGCCACAAAGAGAAGCAAGTAGCCTATTGATATCATCTTTTCCTCTTTCGATATTCCCCAAGGCCACTTCCATAAGTTCAGCGACAAAATCCATTCCAAGATCAGCCATTTCATCATCGTCTTTTTTAGTCTCAGCCTTTTCGGGCTTTTTCTTTTTTGCTGAGGCTTTTTCAGTGGCATCAGCTTGCTTTTTAAAGAAAGCCTTAAGCATGTCCTTTATTCCTAACTTAGAAAACAATGTCAGTACCGGAAATAAATCCTGGCCTGATAATTTACGCATTTCCATTTAACTAACCTCCAGATATTTTTGTATAAAGTAAAGAGCTAGGTTTCCCTAGCTCACTGTTACTGTGCATGTTCCTGTAAATTTGCCATCTCCAGTCTTTACAGTGACCGTTGCAACACCTGCAGCAACACCTATGACATGTCCTTCAGCATCTACTGAGGCGATGTCATTATCGGATGATGTGTACTTAAGGTCTGGGTTTGTTGCATCAACTGGCGCTATGGTTACTACAAGAGGCTTAACTGCTGCTATAGCAACTGCTAATGCTCCTGGGACTGTAATACCTGTTACAGGCTTAACTTCACCAGGGAAATAAATCTTCCATGCTCCACCGACTGCGGTTGGATCTTCTGCTCTTGCTTCAAACGTTACAGGGATTCCTGCTTCAGAATGATTTGCAGTCTCAGCACCTAGACCAGATACGGATATTCCGTATTCCATCATGATCAATACTGGTGCATCGTCCCCTTCTCTGAGTCCGAAAACAGCGATGTCCTTAATGTAGTCAGTGTCATCGATCTTGTGCTTTGGCTCAAGAACCTTGTACCCTGTTGGAGCTTCATCTACTACCGCATCCCTTGATGTGGAGATCAATGAGGCTTTCAGGTTTGCAATGGTCCATTCCTTCAGCGTGGTTTCAATTGTCATGTCAGTGCCTTCGATATAGTCATTACCCTTCACCTTGATAAGAACACCGTCGATTTCTGCTTGTCTCATATTCTGGACAATAGAAACCTTGACACCGGATGTCGTGGCACCTAGGCTCTCACCTTCAAACTGTCCTAGGGCTTTGTTGTAAACAACATCTCTCCATAAGGAAGCGGAATGAAGCATAAAGTTTTCAGCACTTGTAGAAGTGAAATTTGTTCTGTTTAATGCTTTCATGTTTAATACCTCCGATAAATTTTTAATTTGAATTGCATGAATTTACGATTAATCTCAGTATCTGGCTGAGGTATGGACCTCGCCAGAATGAATTGAAAATTTACGATATAATCATCATTCTTTGCTCTTGATTTATTAAGTTCCAAGCAGAATCTTGTACATAGTTGCTCGATTCTTATCTTGTCATTTCCTGTGTTATCGAAAAGTTCAATTTCCAGATCACCATTTAGGACACCATCATCGTCATCACCATCCAGGACAAGCCGATAAATAGCATAAGGAAAAACAACATCCTTTGACGGATTGAATTCATGAAAGGTATTAGGATGAATTGAACTTAATTTACTGTATATAGCACTTAACACCTGTTACACCTTCCTTACTTTGAATTTTTGTCCTAGGATCTCCTGACAGCGCTTTTCAATCTGTTTCTTCACTGATTTATACCCTGGCCTCATGTAAGGCTGCGCTCTCATACCCATAGTGAAGATTGTCTTTCCATCTTCATCCTTGTAAGCCCATCCGCCTTTTCTACCCTGGCCATTCTCTGCATATATTCCGGTTCCAAATTCTACCCATACAGCATATTCAGTATTTACACCAATCGTCACACTCATTTCTGCTTCGTTGACTTTATATCCTAGAGAGGTCTTTAATGCGGTTGTGTCAGTCGGTATGAGTGGAAAGATTGCACTATAGATCAATTCCCCTATCTCATATAACATTGCCTTCTGGGCTTGTCTGAGGGCTTCCTTGCATGCTGCTGAATTGTCTTTAAACTGCATGAGCTACACCACCTTATTGAGATAGACTTCAAGGTGATGATGTTGATTGCCTGGATCATCTACAAATACGATTCTATAGCCTGGTTTATTCTCATCCGTACCTACACCCTGACCTTCTTTTAAGTCAGTCCTGTAGGGAAGAATAAGCACATGGGTAGAGGCTTCAATGTATGCATTTTGTATGATATTACCTTTGAAGTCTGTTCCTGTAAGCATGTCCAATAAGCCATCATTAACCATGAAAGCAAAGGTCTCGGTTTCAATAGTTCCACCAATTCCATTCGGCTGACTGGTTTTACTAAAAATATAGAATTTTTCTTTAGTCATCCTACCACCTCAGTTTTCGATGCTTATCGAGAAACTTCAATAGTGATGCAGGATAACCTTCCTCAGAGTTTGAGTCCATATCAAAATACGTGGTGCTTACTCTTGAATAGGTCTCTGACTTGATGCCTAGTTTCCCGGTCATTCGAAGTTCATACTCTATCAATTTAACTACACCATCTACTACATCAAGCGGATAAACCACCTTAGTGACCATAATAAAGTCCTTTTCATCAAGGATGGATTCATTTACCCTAAGTGATGTTCTTGTCACCTCAGCGACCGTATAAAGCCCATCATTTAGTAAACTATCGGATATCTCTATCGTCTGTGCAGGTCTGAATCCCAACAAAAGAAAGTCAGCACCCTTTATAGTCTTATCTGCAGAAATCACTTCAAGTGTAGTGTGGGATCTAACTCTTTTGTCCTGAAATTTATTATGGGTATTTCCTCGAACCATTTCTTCCAATGCTTTTAGCTTCGCTCCCAGTCTGGAAGGGTTTCCAATACTCACATCGTCTGGAAGCAACAGTGTGAGATCATCTATTGTAATAATCATGTAACCACTCCCTTGTAAATAGTAAAAAAGCGGTTACTTAGAACCGCTTTTGCCTCTCTTAGATGTTGTTTTTTCTTCTTCAGCCTCTTTTATAGGCTCTTCTTCAACTTCTTCTATTGGATCTGTCACTTCTTCTGGAAGTTCTGGTTCTGTGAGCTGCTGTTGCTCAACCATGATTTCCTTGAAGCCTTCTTTGAGAAGGAGGTCTCTTTCCTTATCGGTGGAGACCAGTCTCTCAACATTTAACCTTAAAAGCCTATACATTATACAGGCTTAGCTTCTTTGTAGTTGATGTAGATTGAGGATACAGCATTGTCCTTAACCCAAAGATCATGATATCTTCTGTAGTCCATAGACCAAGCGTTAGCCTCCTGGTTTGTCTGTGGATCAAAGATTCTCATGTTGTCCTGTTTGGTTACTGCAATTGGGGTAGTTCTTGGCACGATAATGAAATTCATCTGAATGCCAGTTGCAGCCTTAACGTATCCGCCTACTTCCTGACCTGCAGTTTCACCATCATAAAGGGTGATTGCAGAATACATTCTGTTTTCAGGGGTTACGATAAGAGGGCATGAGTCGATTGAAGGAACCTTAGTAGTGATTCCACCAGCTGAGAAATCAACTGACTGAAGCTTACCAAGTACTGCCATTTCGACTTCCTGAAGCGCATCATAAGTGATATGGATAACCAGTTCACCATTGTGTCCTGCCTGTCTTACCTGCTTGATACCGATCTTGATCTTCTCAAGAATGGTAGCTGCTGCAGGAGTATAGGAGTAAACCTTATTTGCTTCATCTGCTGAAGCTGACAGCTTAGACAGTCTGTAGGCATCTATTTCAGGATGAACTTTCGTTCTCTGGAATTCGCCCATGACCATTCCGGCAGTGGCAACAAAATTAGTTTCATCAACATCGTTGGCATCAAGTCCGAACTTTCTTCCTCTGTCCTGAGTCATGCTCTTTGTTTCGTACTCGAAATTCACGTTACCCTTAACAAAGCCAGTGTTACCTGCTCTGCCATAGTTTCCAAGTCCGTCAACAGAAACCTTAGGAATCTTTACTTCCTTGCCTCCTGCGTACTTTACCTGACCTGCGTTGGCATCCATCCAACCTGTGACCATTTCCTTTAGTGCCATTTTGTCGAGATTGTCCTGAAATACGGTTGCGTATGCTATTGTGTTTGCCATTTAAATACATCTCCTCTTTCTTTTTATAATCCAAGTGCTGCTGCTACTTGGTCATTTAGTGTCTTAGCTGGGTCTGCAGGATTTCCACCAGGTAACTTATTTTCAATTACCTTTGGGTCATCCTTTTTTAGTGGATCAACTTCTTTGAAAAAACTAGGCGCGGTTTCTTTGGTCTGCTTAACCAGATTGTCCAGGTCCTTAATGTTCCCGTCCTTATCTAGTTCAAACTTGTCCAGTCCACCAGCCTTGAAAATTGCATATTCAGCATCGGTGGCACCCGCTTTTTCAAATGCTCCTTTGACTTTTACCATCTTGTCCTTGTCTGAAGCATCCTTTTCAAGTGAAGCTACCTTAGCTTTGTAATCATCGATTTCTTTTTGAAGGGTTTCATTGTCCTTATTCCCGCCCTTTAAAGTTTCCATGGACTTGTTTGCTTCCTTCAACTGATTGGAAATGTCGTTGAACTTATCCTTAGGAACCGCATTCTTTGGGAATTCAGCATTGATCTCGGTCATAGCTGCGTTAACATCCACCACTCCATCCTTTGTGTACTTTTCGATTATTTTCTTGATCCATTCCATTGATACAACCTCCATACATTTTTATACAGGTCTGTGCCTGTCCGGGTTCTCTGAATCTTTATGCTCTGCAGATACCAAAAAAGAGCAATATAAAAAAGCCTTAGAAAATAAACTCTAGGGCTTAATCACCACCTTATTCTATTTACACACGGTTATCACATCCGATAACTGGAAGATGTGGGATCACTTCCTTTCACCTGTTAAGGTTATCCGTAAAGTTTCTCATACTCATCTTTGTGGTTCTTTTTCAACCACTCCATGTAATTACCTTCTACAAGCTGCTTGGTCTCCTTATCTCTTCTCAGTGTGCTTTCATAGCCATTGACGATTGATGTACATCCGCATCGACAATTGATATCTTCTGCAGGTACGCCGAACGTTCTAGGCTGCAATGCCTGGGCGCCTGATCTACTGGTGAACATTTCATCTTTGCCAACTATTTGACCGTCAAGATGCTGATGTGAGACTCTTGTCTTTCTATCAAGTGTGGATATCCATTTCTTTTGGATCTGGATTCCCATACTTGCAGCAATGTCTTGAGCTTCCATCCTGGCCAAAGAGTTTATTCTTCCTGATTCAGTCCTGATGATGGTCTTTGCTTTCTTATAGCTTGTACCCTGCATCACCTCTGACAACCTTCTGGCCATTTTGCGATTGTCATAGCCTTGGATTAAACCTTCCTCTAGCACTGATTTGATTTGCTTTTGCGCTGTAGGAAGATAATCTTTATAAAGCCTCTCTGATAATGGAATTCCATTTACAGGGAACTCTATAAGCTTCTTGATTTTATTCTCATCTACAAAACCAAATGAAAATTGCATCTGTGCCTGGTTCTCTATGTTGTACCACTCACCGAAATAGCCATATTCAAGCTCTTTAAGGTCAGCCTTATAGGTTAGGTCCTTAACGCCATCAGTCAGAGTGGTGAGCTTATCGTCAATCTGTTTGTACATAGACTGCATTCTTGTCACCTGCATCATTTGCGCATAACTCATTTGAGGATGCTCTGCCATGAATGTTCCTATGCTATAACTTAGATCTTCTAAGGAGTCTTTGAAGAGAATCTCCAGTTCCTTGTTTATCTGTGCTTCAGTCTTATTTGATAATCTTTCGATTTCCAACCAGAACTTATTAGGATTCTTCGCCAATTGGATCACCACCCATCATCGTGCTAACAAGGTTCTTATCGACTTCATAAGGACCTTCGGCTTCAAGTTTTGCTTTTTCTTCCTCAAAGTCTAATTCAAGGATTTCGCATACAAGCTTTAACTTGCTTTCCTCACTTATTGGCGACAAGATGACCGTCTCAATCTTTTGATTGGTGGTCTCAGCCTTTGCCTTCTCATTGGTAACTATGTTATCCTCATTGACCATCATTTCCCTGGTAATTATAATTTGAGGATCCTGATATAAATACTTTGTGCTTAACCTAGTATTGATCTCATCCGTCATGACCTTGATAAGGTCTCTCAGGACCATTCTGAGCTTAGGTTCTACCTTATTGCACTTAAGATCTAAAAGGCTATATCTAGACTTGATAACAACGTTGGTGATGTTACTATCTCCTACCTGAGAAGAATCGAATCCCATACCAAACTTGTAAATCCCTTCTTTATCCAGTTCAAGCTTTACCTTCCTGGCTTCTGTCGGAATATCTACAGTCTTGACTTCTAGACCACCTTCACTGTCTACACCTATTGTCTTTCTTGTCTTCAGGTTATTGGTTAGTGCGTCAAGGTCATCTCCTGCGTATCCTCTGACCACGTAAATGGCTTCCTGGAAGTCCTGAAGATTATTTGATAGGGAACAAGCCATTAAGTCGTAATCATCAATCAAGGCCTTAATAGGCTCTAAATCGGTGCTTTCTTCTTTGTTGTTCTGAAGCTTGAAGAAAGGAATATATCCTAAGCCTCCACCGTCATAGTAGGCTTTATCATCCTCTAGGGTGATGTGTGGCCTTGGATTAGGCTTTGCAGTATCATCCAGAACGTAAGTGTTCTTACCCTTCTCCTGGGTGAAGTAAGTTGTATTCTTATCAGTCCAAACTTCAGCCTTTATGATCTCAATGTCCTTGCCTTCTTTGTCCTGAATCGTTGTTGTGTAGTACCTTAATATTCCTAGTTCCTTACCCATGTCCTGTTCATCCTTGACCAGGATAACGCCTAATGAATCAGCCACAGCAAATCCCATCTTTCCGTCTGCTTTACGATAGGTATAGATGTATTCAAGGCCTTT